TAACAAATTTTGGGCAATTTGTATTGTATGTATTACTCATTTCACCTGCCATTATATAACAATTTTAATAAATTGTCAATGTTTATAATATTATTTAGACGCTTTTTTAATCTGCTTAATTAACTTGTCTTTTGTTAATCTTTTGTCTAATTCAATGCCAATTTTTCTACCAAGTTTTTCTAACTCAGCCTTTGTTTTTTTCTCTAAACCTTTTAAGTCTATTTCTGGTTTTTTAGGAAAAAAGAATTCTTTGATTTTATTAAACATATTCATCTCTTAATTATTTAGTATGTTACAATAACAATACCTTTACCGCCAGCGCCGCCTGTTTGAGGACCTGTATCTCCTGTACCTCCACCACCACCGCCGCCACGGTTTGCTGTTCCTGGTTGACCTGAAATACCAGATGATGGTATACTTGTGCCTGGTTGACCACCTGCACCACCATTACCACCGCCTCCTTGTCCACCTACACCACCGATTTGTGGTTGTGGACCTGAATGTGATGCAGAACCACCTCCGCCACCTGCGTAGTAAACTGAAGTTGTGCCGTCTGCAATAGTGTATGCTCTACCTACACCGCCATCGCCAGCAGTTGTACTACCGGGGCCTCTTGTACCGCCAGCTGCACCAGCGCCACCACCACCGCCGCCTATGTAACTCGTATCAGGAATACCAGCACCTCCTGCATTTCCAAATCCGTATGTACCTGAATCTCCTGGTTGAGTTGGTTGAGTTGCTGAACCACCAGATTGAGCATAATATGCACCTCCACCACCTGAACCGCCTGGCTGTCCGGCACCGTCTGAAGGTCCGCCACCGCCACCTTTGGCAGTTAATGTTCCGAATACTGAATCTTGTCCTGATTGCCCAGCTGGTCCCACCGGACCAGGTGCTCCTCCAACACCACCGTCACCTACTGTGACTGTAACTGTTCCGCCTGGCGTGACTGGAAAACCTGGTCTATAAATTAAACCACCGGCACCACCGCCACCGCCGTGTCTTTGAACTCCGCCGGCTCCGCCTGCAACAACTAATACATTAACTGCTGTGACGCCACCAGGTACTGAGAAAGTACCAGAAGATGTAAATGATTCTATAGTAGGAGCATAAACAACTATATTAAATTCTCTATCAGCAATATTTGAATTTACATCTTTAGCTCTTATAGTAAATGTTGATGTGGTGTTTGAACCTACGGCACTTGCTGTGCCTGAAATTACATAACCTGAACTTGTTGAAGTACCAGATAAACCTGCTGGTAAAGAACCCGATTCTAAAGTATAAACTATATCACCGCCTGATTCTGGATCCGCAGCTGCAACTGTAAATGAAACACCTGAACGACTACCATCATAAATGTTGCCTATATTACCTGTGGCTGTTGACCAGGCAGGTTGAGCATCAATAGTAATTTGATTTAAAGCAGTTGAAGATAAACTATTACCATTTGTAATGACGATATCAAATGGTTCGTTTGCGTTTGTTAAATTTGCTGTATTTTTTGCAACTGTACCTGTTAATTGTGTTGCACTATCTCTAGTTACTGTATCCATAGAAATGTCTGTGCCACCGTCAGTAACTAATTTAAATGTAGCTGTATTGTCAAAGTCTGAACCTGTAACTACAATTGTATAGTTACCTGTGCCATCACCTGATAATAAGTTTGAAGGTGAAACACTTGTAAATGATGGTGTTAAAGCGTCAAAAGCAGATTTAGTAATTTTCTTTAATACACCCGCTGATGTATCATAAATTAAAAGAACATCATTACTTGCAACATTACCAATAGTGATTTCGTCTTTGCCTGTAATAAGAGTTTCGTTTGGCGTAACATTAGAAGCTGCAATAGCTTTTAAACTATCACTTGACGCATCATAAATTAGATATTCGTCAGTATCCGCAGCCGAACCACCTAAGTTAGTTTGGTCTTTGATAATACCTTTATCTACTAATCTTCCAATTTTAGTTAATGCCATTTTTTTCTCTCTTTATTACCTATTACTATTTATCTTCCGCTGTTGGTAGACTAGCAATCTTCTTTGCCAATCTGTTAACAAACTCGTCTAAGTAGTCAAGGTCAGCAGAAAATCCGATATGTGGGATTCTAATTTTGTTGCCCTCATTATCAGTTGTTTGTCTAAACCCTTGCATAGACTGGCCAATTCTTTCGTCTTTTGTCAATTGATGCCAGACACTATCTTCTACTTTCATCATTGGTATAGTTACCAATTGAAATTTCTCTTTTAATTCAGCAATGACCATTTCACTTGGAACGCCTGGTCTTGCTTGTAATAAATTTATAACTTCTTCTACTACTGACTTATCTCTATCAGTAATATCTCCGTAGTCAAATAAAGGTTCAATGTCTTTATCAGTTTCTACATTTGATTTAATTTTACTCATTGTATATTCACTCCTTAGTTTGAATAATTAATTAATAGTATTTAGTATGATACAATAACGATACCTTTACCGCCTGTACCGCCAGGGGCTAATCTACTAGCATTATGGTAAGCTCCGCCGCCGCCACCGCCGCCGCCTCGATTTGCCGTACCAGAAACTCCTGTTCCACAAGGTGTTGGAGCACCGGAACCTCCACCGATACCGCCGCCGCCTTGGCCACCTTGACCAGCACTTCCACAGGAATTTCCTCCAGCACCACCACCGCCGCCACCAGCGTAATAAACAGGTGTACCTGAAATCGAATATGCTTTACCGATACCTGCCTGACCTCCATTACTTGCTGGTGTACCTGGATTTCCAGCTGCGCCAGCGCCACCGCCGCCAGCTGCTGTTGCAACACCTGCTGATGGTCCTGGCCAACCGCCGCCGGCATTTCCAAATCCATATGTACCTGAATCGCCTGGTTGAGTAGGTTGAGTCGCTGAACCACCATTGTCAGTCCAACCTGGAGCATTCGCATTTTGACCTCCGCCACCTCCTGAACCTCCAGGAGAAGATGGTGAACCAAAAGTATATGTAGTTGGAGTTGCTGCACCATCTGTACCTTTACCGCCGCCTTTAGCAGTCAATGTACCAAATACTGAATCTTGTCCATTTACTGGATTACATCCGCTATCGTAGTTACCAGCACCACCTGAGCCGCCATTACCAACTGTGACTGTAATTGTTCCGCCTGGAGTAACCGGGAATGCTGGTCTATAAATTAAACCGCCGGCACCACCGCCGCCGCCTGCATGGTGATATGCGCCAGCTGGATAGTGCATTTTACCACCACCGCCGCCACCAGCAACAACTAAGACATTAACACTCGATAAACCACTTGGAACTGAGAAAGTACCAGATGAAGTAAATGATTCTACTGTTGGAGCGTTAACGGTAATTGAATATACTCTATCTGAAGTTTTATCAACACCTGAAGAAGCTCTAAGTGTGAATGTTGATGTGGTGTTTGAACCAACTGAACTCGCATCACCACTTATAACTGCACCTGAACTTGTAGATGTTAATGATAAACCTGATGGTAAAGAACCTGATTGTAAAGTATATGTAATAGCATCACTTTCAGCATCTGTGGCTAAAACTGTAAATGAAATGCCTGTTCTAGCACTATCATAAACAGTACCTATCGAACCTGAAGCTGTTTGCCAAACAGGAGCACTATCAACATTAATTTGGTCTGCTAATGTTGCTGCTAAACCTGAATTATTTGTGACTTTAACATCATAAGGCTCATTTGCATTAATAAAATCACTTCTTGCAGCCACAGCAGTTATCTGAGTTGCACTATCTCTTGTTACAGACGAAGCAACAATATCAGCGCCTGAATTTGGAATAAATCGCACTTCAGTAATTGTTGTAGAAAAATTAGAACCTGTAATTACAAAAGTTTCATTGCCTCCGGCCGTAGTATCTATTTCAGTAACATCTATACTAGATATGATTGGAGGAGAATCAATAGATTTCCATTGTGTGCCATCATAATACTCTAACAAATTTGTTGTGGTATTAAATCGTAATTTACCTGCTTCTTCGATACTTCTTTGTGCTGTAGTACCTGTTGATATACCTTTTCTTTGTGCCATAATCCTATTTATCTACCTTACGCTGGCAGCTCCCTAATATCAATTGTGTCACTCGCTGATGGAGCCGTTGTTAATGTACAAGTTGTTCCGGAAACTGTATAGTCTGTTCCTGGTAACATTACTAATCCGTTTACAATTACTAAAATATTGTTTTCTGTAACACCATTTGTTACTGTAAATGCGGCTGTTGAACCGTCACCTGTGTAATCTCTTTGTACTGTAGATGCAACTACATTACTTGCTTGAATTGTTTTTACTGTACCGGCAGATGTGTCGTATAATACAAACTTATCATTTGAAGCCGCTCTTTCTGCTAATTCTGGATGTGTGAATGAAGAATCACCAACAATTGCTGTATCATAACCTGTTCCTAGGTAAATGATGAATGTATTGTCAGTTGCTAAAGGAGCTTCTGAAAATACGATTTGTGTTCCGCCTGAAGCAATAGTGTAGGAAGAAGTTGGTTCCTGTAAAACACCATCAACTTGGACTAAAATTGAATTGACCGTACCAACAGTATAATCTAAAGCAAAAGTCGTTGTACTACCATCTGTAGTCAGCGCTTGCTTTTGATAATATCCGTTTACTGGTTCTCTTCCTAAATATGCCATTTATTCTTTCCTATTTTAACTCCACCTTACGATTACAACACCCTTACCGCCTACGCCGCCTTGTTGTGGTTGACCACCTTCACCGGTACCTCCACCACCACCGCCGCCACGGTTTGCTGTTCCTGGTTGACCGCTTGAAGGACCTGCAGGACCACCTGCTCCGCCACCACCTTGGCTAGAAGGACCTCCGTTACTACTATCACGGCCGCCACCGCCGCCACCACCTGCATAGTAAACTGGAGTTGAATTGTCTGCGATTGTATAAGAACGACCTATACCGCCTGCTGAACCTTGACCAGCTGGATTAACATTACTTCCGGCTGCACCTGCACCGCCGCCGCCGGCACCGCCGCCGCCTGATGATGTCTGAGGAGCACCTACAAAAGCTGAACCTCTACCGCCTGGATTTCCATGGCCATAATTTGAACTATCTTGTCCTGGATAACAAGTGGGTTGAGTTCCGTTACCTGCACCTGAACTTAGAGGTCCAGCACCTGTACAAGTGTGTGAACCGCCACCACCTGAGCCTCCTGGTTTTGTCCATTGATTATTTGTAGTTATTCTTGGAGCAGTTCCTCCGTCAGAACCTCCGCCACCGCCACCTTGAGCGTTTAATGTTCCGAATACAGAACCGCCTCCGCTATTACCACCTTGGCCTGTAACTGCACCTCCACAACCAACTGTGACTGAAACTGTTCCACCTGGAGTAACAGGAAAACCTGGTCTAAAAATTAATCCACCAGCTCCACCACCACCAGAGTGTCTTTGACCTCCGCCGCCACCGCCTGCGACTACAAGAACATCAACGGATGTAACACCACTTGGTACTGAGAAAGTACCAGATGATGTAAATACTTGTACTTTTGGTGCTTGAATGGTTATACTAAATGCTCTATCGCTTGTGTTAGAATTTACATCTGAAGCTCTTATAGTAAAGTTAGATGTTGTATCAGCTCCTACAGCAGTAGCATTGCCACTAATTACATAACCAGAACTTGTAGATGAACCTGATAAACCTGCTGGTAAACTTCCACTTTCTAATGTATAAGTGACATCACCACCTGATTCTGGATCCGCAGCTGCTACTGTATAAGATAAACCTGAACGAGTTTCATCCGTAACTGTGGCTAAAGAACCTGATGCTGTTGACCATACTGGTTGAGCATCTATCGTAATTACATCAGTTTCAATAGAATTTAATCCTGAAGAAGCTAAAACTTTTATATCATAAGGTTCGCCTGAATTTGGCAATGAAGATTTAGCAATCACTCCTGTGATTTGTGTTGAACTATCAACTGTTACTGTATCAAATTCAACTTCTGTACCTGAAGTGTTTATTAATTTTGCTGATGCGCCTGAAAAACCTGTACCTGTAATGACAATTGTATAATTTCCTGTGCCATCACCAGATAATAAATTTGTAGGTGATACACTTGAAATTGTAGGAAAGTTTAAGAAGTTTGTTTGAGATACTTTTCTTAAAACACCAGCTGATGCGTCATAAATTAAAACAAAGTCACCAGCTGCAATTGCTGTTTCTAATGTTGTTGCATTATTAGCATCTACTGATAAAGTAGAACTTGATTTTGCTAAACCATCACCTGCTTGCGCTGTTAAATTTGAAACTTGAATTTTCTTTAATGACCCAGCTGAATCATCATGTAATAAAACTGTGTCTGCATTGTTAGCAGCTTCGGCCAATTCTGTTTGGCCTGTGATAACATCTGTTCCTAATTTGCCTGAAGTAATTGCGCCATCTGAAACTGATAAAACACCAGATGTTTCACCTTGGTTTAAAATGTAAATAGTAGCGCCGTTTGTTGGAGCGGCTGTGAATGTTACTCTTTTGAAATTTCCTGAATCGTCTTGGCCAACTGTATATGCAGCTGTAGGCTCTTGTCGAACATTGTCAACAAATACTTCCAAATCATTTTGACCAGCTTGGTTAAATGATTTACTTAAATCAAAGGCAGTAGTTGAGCCGTCACCTGTAAAGCTATCTTTTAAAGTGACATTTCTAAAATTACTTCCTGGTTTTTGTCCAATATAAGCCATTTATATCTCTCTTACTATTTTTTATTACACATCTTCAAGTACGGATACTGTTGCATCTAAAGCTGAACCTGCACTCGCTGAAATTCTTAATGCGTCATTAGTTGTACCGTCGCCTTGTAAAACAAGTTTATTACCGGACATTACTTCCAATGAGGCGCCTGCTGGGATTGTTACATCTTTAACAATATAGACATCATTTGAACCGTCATAATTGTCAAGGAATACATCAGCAGTTATACCTGAACTTGATTTATTTGCTAGGGTAATACCAATAACGATTGATTCCATTGCTGTTGCACCAGATGACGGCACAGTATAAACAGCAGTTGCTGACGCACCTGTTGTTGTACCTAAACTTGCACTTGTAAATCTTTTAAAATCGTTAGCCATTTTCTTTTCCTATATTTATACTTCTATTTATAAAAGTTTTTATCAATTATCCTAAGGCAATTGACTGTGCAATCGCAAAAGGTTGTGTGGCAACCCTAATAGAGTTTTCAGTAATTGTGCCACCCTCAATTGTTCCTGAAGCTGTTAAATTAACAACTCCTGATAATGAACCACTATTCATTGACGCTGTTCCGTCTGTCAATGTTGTAGCAGATACACTCGTTAAACCTGATATTGTACTATTTAATGTAATAGTCATAGTATCAGTCGCTGATACTGTAGCTGAAATATTAGAATCACCTGCAAAAGTAAAGACATCACCTGAACTTATTTGTTGAGTTGTAGATGAAGCATCTCTAATAGTAAATGCAGCTGTAACGGCCGTATTAACTTCATTAATAGCCGCAACAATAGAAGATGTATCAGTAGTACCTAGTAAACCTAAGTCACCTACATCTGTGCCTAAACTATTAAAGGTAGTACGAAACTCCTCTAAAGTATTTGTTACTGCTACGCTTCTGACTGCCATTACTTGTTACCTAAGTCCTTTAATAATTTTTTAATTTCAAATAATTCTGCTTTTAAATTATTTATTTCTTTACAAGCGTTTCTTATTTGGTCACCTTGTTTTTCTCTTGCTTTTATTCTTCTCATATAAAGTTGATATTCAGTTACATTGGTATTTACAATACCATTAGAATATGTATCTCTAACTAAATCAGTATAACCTTCTACTTTTAGTTTAGTCATAACTTTATATTGCTAAAGCAATTCCTCTTAAATCTTGTATTACAGGCGGATATGCTGAGTTTGTACCTTTCATTACTACTTTAATTTGAAAAGCAGTAAAGTCATGGATGCCTGTCGCACTATATTTGTATTCTTTAAATGTAGCTGCATCTTCAGCTGGAACAACTGTACTATCTTCGCTACCGTCTGCGTTAAATGGAATCCAATTTAAGTCATCAATATTTCTGACTTCTTCGGATGATGACACACGATAGAAAACTCTTACACTTGAAGTTGAACGAACATTTTGTGTTAATCTAACTTCTAATGCTGTTGAATCATTTTCTAAAGTAATTGGTCTTGTACAGTAAATAGCCGCTGTTGAAGAACCTGTTGCTTGTTCATCATCTACAAAGTTTGGTGTATTACCACTTGTAGGATTATTTAATCTGTTTTGTACAGTAATTGCACTCATTCTTTGAGTATCTAAAACTGGTGAAAGTTTAGTATTTGTTGTATTAAATTCTAAAGTAACAAATAGTGATTTACTTCCACTCATTTCATTTGTTTCATTAATTGCACTTGCTACCATTTGAGGAGCAGTAAAGTAAATATTATCATTTGCAATAACTGTTTGTGCATTTGTCGAACTTGTTAAACTAAATTCTGATTCAGAACCATGAATTGATTTACCTGTTGTCGGTCTAATCTTATATGTAATAGTTGTTTCTGGTACTGTCATAGTTGCTAAGTTTAAGTCTAACACATCATAAACTCTATTCTGTGTAGCTGCAACACTTGAACCACCAACATCACCACTAGCTGTTGCTGTACCACTTGAAGTAACTTCATAACTATCTAAAGTTATATTTGAAATACTTGTGTATGTTCCGTTAATTTCTGAAGCATCAAGGCCGTTATATGTACCTGAAGCAATGCCAGAAATTGTTACATTATTATCTGCACCGTGCATACCATGGTTTGGATGTGAAATTCTAATTGTAGAAGAACCATTTGTTGTTCTAATTGGATTAGTTGCAAGTGTTCTTGTAGGTAAGTCATCATTCGTTAATGTAACTGTACCTGTAACATTTTGGAACTCACATCTTTTTAATTTAAATTTAATATCTTCGTTTTGGTCAGCAGACCATGTAGTACCGTTTTGTGATTTAAATAAAACACCGGCATAAGGTTGTTCTGATATTGTTCTATCAGAATTAATTTGTGTTTCACCCATTCTTGCCACCCAAGCATTATAGTTTGTTGAGTTAGCCAATACAACAAGAGCATATTCAACATTTTCTTGTATGTAAACAGGACTCTTAAATGTAAATGTTGTTGCAGCTGATGAATCTTCACTAACTGTTACAGTATCAGGATTAATTGAAACTTCTGAGAATGGTAAAATCTTCGTTGAAGGATAACCATTTACAACTTCACGGATTTGTACAGTAATCGGTACATTATCATCTTTTGTTTTGAAATATAAATCAACTGAAGATACAAATACACCACCACTATCATCAATTAAGAATGTTTGTGCAAGAGGATCCCACCAACCAACTTGTCTGTTAGTTTCTCTTGTAGATGTTCTTGTAATTTGTCTGTTATCAGTTGTACTTTCTCTAACAAGTCTTGGCTCTCTTGTTGATAAAATAGTTTCTTGTTGAGTTTCTAATAAACCTCTTGCTGTGTAGTCTGCTTCACCTGAAGTTTCTACATCTGAAGCTCTACTATCTGAAGCAGAACTTGTTAATCTGAATACTCTTGTACCTGTTCTCCATCTTGGATTTGCATCAACATTTGGGTCAGGTATTGCAAAAGTACCTGTTAAAGCACCGTTAGCATCTGTGACTAAGTTACCACCTAATGAACCGCCATCTGGCGTAACATACGCTGTTACATCAATGTTATCAAAGAATGGATATACTCTTGTGTTCGGTTTAAATCTTGTGCCTTCAAAAGTAATCGTTCTACTTCTAATAAAAGGAATAAATGCAACATTAATAATTCTGTCGCCAATTGAATTTCTTACAGTTTGAGGTACTAAAACATTTCTTACACCTGTTCTGGTTTGTTGTACTAATTGGCCAGTTGTAACTTCTTGTCTTTGTAAAACTCGTCTTGGAACACCAAAAGCAAAAGTACCTTCTCTTACAGGACCACCAAGATTTCTTACATCTAATTCTCTTGGACGGCCTGTCCACATATCTTGCCATTCATTCCAAACAGTACCAATTTCAATACTTTGTAAGTTTGGATTGCCTGCAATCATTGTGTCAAAAGCACCTTGATTGTTTAATACTAATTCAGGAGCTCTTTCTGTTTCTTTCCATTCATCACCAGGAGGTGTTAATTCAATTGTACCTACCCATGTGAATACATTGAAAGGGTTGACATTGATTGCTTTACTAGCAAATGGTTGGTCAACTAAAGTTTCTTCTGTGTATGGTAATGTTAATAAGTCACCAGTCTTTTGATAATTTGCAGCTGTTCTATCAGCGGCCACAATTGCTGTGCCGTCATCATCTCTTTCAATTAATTGTACTGCATCTTCTTTAAATGTTGGTCTTAAATGTCCTTCTGCCATATCCATAGCAGCTTTGTAATCTAAGTTACCTACATCACCGATACCATGACCTGTGAAGTTATCAACAATAAATCCGTTTTTAAATCTATCGAAGCCATCAGCGTCTTGTATTTGTAAAGATTGTGCTGATTGTTCTAACATATTTAATTGGGTGTAATACTCAACATTTTCTAATCTCTTTTCTAACTTACCAATATCTCTCATTGTGTATCGTTTATTATCAATGACTGATATTTCTATATGGTCAGTAGATAGAGTATAACTTTCTAACTGTAATGTGAATAGGTGCATTGCACCATCTAAATTTTTAGGAATTTGTGGGTTAAGTGATGAAGCACCTTTAACAACTCTAAAGACACCATCTTTATCTAAGAATACTTTATCAATTCTTGGTAAATAATATTCAAAGTCAGCAGATACATCTGAATTAAATTTAATTACATCTACTGTTGAAGCACCTGTGCCATCAAAACTTCTGTCTTGGCCACCTGAATTAATAGTTGAAGCATCATCCACTCTTGGTCTAAAATCTAATACATCTCTTAATTGATAAATTTGACCTGTAGTATCTGAAGTATAACTAGGAATATTTTCGTAATTAATAACACCTGAATATGAGTCAACATCAAAGTAATCACCAGAACCGTGTGAGAAGTAATCAAAGTCAACTAATAAACGGCCTGTTGGTGTAATCGCACCATCTTTTAATTTTAATCGGCCAATATCATAAAAGTTATCTCTTTGACCATTATCTAAATTAAATCTACTTGTAATATCTGTATCACTTGTTGTTGCAGCTGTTGAGAAATCAGCAGACATATAAACTGCATTGATTTGGTAAACATCTGCCTTACCTAAACCGATTGTTCCACTTTCAATAGTAGTTTGGTCAGAAATAGCAACTGTAGAATTTGAATTTAGTGTTTTTGTTTTTGAACCTGCAACTGAACGGTCAACTGTTGCTAAAATTTTAACTTTATGGCCTTGATAGTTTGCACCAAAGTCAAGTGTTAAAGTTTTACCAACTGGAGAACCGCCAAGTGTGAATATTGCATCACCTTCGTGGTTGTTACCTGATAAACTTAAAACATCACCAACTGCACCAGAACCACCAGCACCAGTTGACATAATAGAAACTGAGAAATCTTTTTCTAATAAAGATGTAAATGTTTCATTAGTACCAGCAGTAATTGTTACATCACCATTTGATGATAATGTACCTGTGAAGTGTCTTCTTACTGCAAAGTTTGTATCTGTAACACCTGAATTATTAGTTGTTTTAAGTGTTTTAATTGTTTTGTATGGTAA